TGCGATAATACGCTCTGCCATCTCTGCGGGGATGAAGCTGATCTCGGGTGTCTCTTCATCCTCCCGCCTGGAAGACTCCAGAGCCTCAAGCCGCGAACGAAGCTCACCGATCTCGGTGGACTGCCGTCCGATGAAACTGTCCTTCTCTGCGAGCCGCGCCTTGAGCACGTCCACATCTTCGGGTGTCCCCTCCTCCTCTTCGGGAGTGGCCGACACGAACCTTCCAGTGTTCGGATCCCTTTGGGGCAAGGCGGGGGCCTCTGTGACTGACTCCTCGCTCTCGTCTAGGGCCGAGAGCTTGGCCGTCAGTGAGGTCTCGAACGGATCCTCTCCGATTTCGCCGGAGTTCTCCATGGAGAGACCCTCAATGACGCTAGGCATCTACTTCCTCCTGTTTGCGTTCGCCGTACGCACGCACGGCCCGATCCCAAGCCTGATCTGTGGCCCGCTCGAAGCGTTCCTCAATCCTGCCAGGGAGAGAGAGCACAGATCGTGCCCCTATGATGAATCCCCTAACGTAGTCAATCCTGCGCTGATCAACCTCCGCGCCGGACATGATCTGCTGAACGAGATTTCTCTCAAATGAATTGAGCACCCTTTCAAGGTGCGAGTTGAGCTTGACCCAGGCGGGGGTATTCTGCAAGGCCGCATATGACTGATAGTCACGGGCTATTGACTGGAATGACTCATCCTCCTGTGCCAGATTGATGATCTCTTCTAGGATCGCGTTGCGATCAGGCATTCGCTACGCCACCACCCATCGCGAGGGCACGCTGAAGGGCTGCCACCGGAGAGCCAGAAATGCCGCCAACAGCGCTAGGGGAAGAGGCATCAACAGCGGAACCAGACGTGATACCCATGTTTGCAAGCTCCCCCGAAAGGGACGGAGTTCCTGGAACCTGCTCCGCGCCCGCGCCAGGATCGGGCTGCCCCATCCCTGCAACCTGCGGAGAAGACACCTGGGAAAAGAATCTCTCTGCATCCTGAATGTCCCAGAGTCGCAACGCCCACTTGAGAACCTCCTGCATGTTGAGCGGGGTTCCCATTGCCTGCATCAGCGGAGCCATCTGCGCCATCACCTGCGAAAGCTGGAGCGCCTCGGCTCTGCGCTCCTGGCGCATGAGAGACTCTCCCATGAGTTCAATCTCTCCGACGTACTCTCCCTGGATGTCTAGAGGGGTGAGTTCGCGGAAGGCTACTGCCCCGTCTTCACCAAGGATGTGCACCAACTTCCCCTCGGTGATGAACTGCTGGCAGTTCTTGATCCTCATTTCTACTTCACGAGCTAGACCCTTCTGGAATTGCCACTTCTTCGCCGCCATCGCCTGCTGCGCAGCGTTCATCACGATCGAAGCTCCGGTGGCAGTGGTCTGATCCACTGTGGCCGTCTCTGTCCCTGAGACAAACGGGGCCGCAGCCGTGACGTTCTGGAGATCTCCCTTGAGTAGGGCCTCCGCTTCTAGAGTCAGGCTGGCAAGCTGGTACGGAGGCATGAGGGCCTGCACCTGATTCGTGTCGTCAACCTGCCAACGCGCCCCAGGGAAATACTCAAAGGCTTCGGGATCATCAATGTCAGACCGAATGAGCATGATGGCGTTGTTGATAATCTCGATGTTATCGAGGCGCTGGTTGCCAAGCTCCCACATCATCTCCTGGAGCTGGTAGATCAACTCCATCGTTCCCACTCCACGGGGAGAAAAGAGGCCGGGAGCCATGCTAAACTCCACGAACGGATACTCTCCGTGCCAGAAGGGGTTAGCCTCGGGCTCGCGCAAGACAACATTCATGTTGCCAACTAATGTGCGCCAGACCTGGCCTTTCTCGAAGTACCAGCACTCCAGAACTTCGACCAAATCTTTGTATCTATCCACCCCGAAAAGAACCTTGTCGCGACCCGTGCGATCATCCGCCGCTCTGTCGCCTACTACAGATAGATCCTCCACGTTCTTGAGAAACCCCGATGCCTCCCAGAGACGAAGCTGCTCCATGCTGTAGTAACAGCGGTGCATCACATACTGAGCGCCGCCAGGTACTGTTGGCTGTAGCGCTCTGGCGCTCTCGTGAATAATGAAGTCGCGAGGATCAATAACCTCGAAAGTAGAGTGATCGAGCTTGGTCTTGGTCTCGATGATCTGTTCCAGCCTGGGAACACTGCCGACCTGTAGTCCAAATCCGTCGTAGATCGGCTCCTCGATCACGGCGTTCCTCTGCACAGGGCCTTCAAGCCAGTTCCAGTAGGACTTGCCAATTGCCGTCCCGCCGATTGCTGCGCACAGAGCGAGGGGTCTCTGCTTGGAATCCATGTCATCTACGCGATGCTCGTGACGAATCAGGTATTCGACCGACTTTGCGCGAGTCAGAAGCATCTGGGCCTCTTCGAGAGAAGGGTTTACCTTCGGGCTGGGCCGCACGGCAACCCTGAGTCCCTGCTCTATCGTAGAGGCTACGACGGTCTCAATCAGATTGAAAGCGTAGGGAGGGTGCAGACGGTGACGCCACTTGGCTGCGCTCGAACGAGGGTTGAGCATCCCACGATAGGCGGCTTCGTTGCGCTCGAAGAAGCGAACGAACTCATCGTGAGTTGACCTGGACTCGTCGCACCACTTGCGAACCCTGTCGAGGGTTTCGCTGCTCATCAGTACCCCGCGTTCTGCTTCCGAATGAATTTCTCACCAGGCCCCATGCCCATCGCGGAGTCAGCGAGCTTCTGATTCTGGGCTAGCAGCTTCTGGATATCGGCCTTGATCTTGGCAGCGATAGCCAGATCCTCGTCGTCCTGTTCCTGCTCCATGTAGCTCGTGATGAGGTCAATAGCCTGACGGAGACTGTCAAAAGAATCTCCCGCAGGCGGGGAAGAAAGTGAGGGAACGTTATCTTCCGGGACTGGAAGGGGTTCGCCAGCGGGCGGGATCTCGCCAAAGTCCATGATACTCATGTGTCTCCTCAGTAGGTTCTAGTCGGGAGTGGCTGGTATCCCCTGCGGGGTCGCAGCCTCTTAGCCTGTGCTGCTGGGGTGTGCTTGCCCATCAGGTGAATAGCGATCCCGAGAGACATCACACAGTCATCGTGGCATCCGTCCTGCGCGCGCGGAGAAGGCCTTGTGTCCCTGTAGACGAACGTTCCCATCTCTCCAACAGTTTCACTGGGGAGATAGGCAAACGTCCTGTCGCGCACTGCCTTCCACAGGCCCGAGAGCACTGTTGGCCTGGTCTTGACAGACATGGGCAACCCATAGTCGTCCGCCAGCGGTCTGCGGCCCTTTGTAGAGTCTTCGTGCCTGTACAGGTTGGGGTAAGGAGGGCGACCGAGGTTACCATCTCGGAGGCGTGAGATGGTAGCTTCGCCCCAACCGCCCATTCGCTCTACGCCGATCTTGGCGGTGTTATACCACCGCCCGATCCAGTACAACTGATCTCCGAATTCTTGCGGAGACATCTTGGCGCGAAAGTGTGCAACCACCTGCCCGTTACGTGCATCGATCACGTCGGCTACAGAGCGGTCGATTCCCGTGCCTGACGCTACATCGGCACCGATCACGTACTTGGCCCCTGCCTCGGGAATGGCATACACTTTCAGAGGCCCCTGTTGATACTTGTTCAGTACAGCCTTGCGCGTATTCTCCAGCCCGAATGCACCCGCGAAGAGTTCCCTTGAGGGATTGAGTCTGTAGAACGCAAGATCTTCGGCCTCGAAGTACGTGCTACCAGAGAGCATAAAAGCGTCAGACTCGTTGAGCGGATACTGCTGGTTACGCTCGACCAGGGGAAGGGCCATGGCCTCCCTCTGATACCACCCTTCATCACGTCCAGGGCCAACGACAACCGGCCTCTTGCCGTCCGCACCGTGGTCTCCTCGCTCGGGATGCAAATGCCACGGAAGAAACCTAAAGGATAGCCCCTTTTCTTCGCGAGTGTCATACAAGTGGTGGAAGAAGTTGCCCGTTCCAAGCTCTTCGTTCGAGACGCCGTTGGCGGTTGAAATCAGGGCCAGCCTGCCCCCACGAGATGTAGCAGGGTTGATGGCGGTGAAGATTTCGCGGGCGTAGTCCATCCGCGCAACCTCATCCATAATGCCCCATGTAACTGTGTCTCCGTGCCCTGCCTTCTTGGTCGCCGGGAGGGCTTGCATGGTGCTTATCTTCCCCGATGGAACGTGACGCAAGCGGATCCACTCTGATGGAAGGCTAGCCTTCTCCGGGGTGATGACCTCGAACTCTGACCATAGGTATGGGTTCAGAGACTGAAGCATCAGCCATGCTCGCTGAATGAGCTTCTTAGCTTGCTCCTCGTCATAGGAGTAGGCCACGGTAGCAGACCCAGGACGAAAGATCATCAACCACAGTCCATATGCCACCGCTAGCCATGTGATCCCAAGCTGACGAGCCTTGAGGATCAGAAACTTGACCTGTTCGGACAGATGCCACCAGTCAATGATCTCGGCCTGCCATACCCACCCGTCCGTCTCTTCCGGGCTGTGGCCTCTCGGTTCATAAGGCCAGAGCCCATCTTCCTCCGAAGAGAACATCTCAAACCCGAAGAACTCCTGCTGCGTGGGATCAAAGCCCTTCATTTCAGCAATCAGCGCCTTGGGGTCTTCTTGTGCTGCTTCCTTGACCGCCGCCAGGCGAAGTGCCTCGATTGCCTCACGAGAAATCTCTACTGCCCCGGATGCCTCCATATGAAACGTCCCTCCGTTTGCTCCTCAATCACCGGATAGCGAGTACGCCGGAGGGTGTCCGGGTCTATCGCGCTAGCAAGAGAACGGGGATCGACTCCGATGGAGTCAGCTATCCTGATTACGACGGCCGTGGGTGCGGCGACGCTGAGCGGGGGGCAGAAGGTCATCCCTGGTCTTCCCTGGCCTTCCGACAAGTTCTCCAGGGTATCGTTCAAGTGCCCGTGCCCCAGATCCGTACCAGAGAGAGTCATCTACCGTCCTCCCGCGAGGGAAGTTATCCCTTTCGTACTCCTGTGCTTTTGCGTGAATGCTCACTTCTCTTCCGCCCTTTCGCCTTTCCGTATGGAACTACATGAATCTGGGCGCGAGGGGAGTGGCGATTTTCCCAATGCGCAGACACAGAAGAAGACATGTTGCGAAAGACGAGAACATGAGTGCATCCATACAGCAACTCGCACTCACGCATGACAGATCTTACGTCAGTGTTCCCCACCTTGAAGTAGGGGTTTAGCCCGATCGTGACAGGCTCGATCCCTGCCTCCGAACAGGCATGTAGGGCAAGCCTGTCGTTTTCACGAATGACCCAACAAGCGTCATTCCAAGGACATGTGCGCAGAGCGTCAATCACGTCGGACTGTGGATACTCCTTGTCCACAATCAGTCCCACGACATGATTCCCGAACTCATCAGAGGGAATCCAATCCTTGACCTCGATGGCGAGACCCCTCATGCTGTCACGCAATTTGACCGATCATGACTCAATAAAATGACCGCCATCATCGGATCATATCGTAGATGGGCTTCCCTCTATCCCGAGCGTAGGCTTTAGAGAAGGCCGTTCCCGGTGACCAGTTTGCGTGGAAGGCAACCACGCGATCGGCGCGATCTACGATCAACATGTTGCGATAGAGGAGAGCGGACTCTACATCTGCCCAAGTCGGATGTGTGTGGCGAATGGATCCTGGATTCTGGCCAAACCGAAGCTCGTTGATCCCCCAAGATCCTGGTGTGACCTGCACTGGGCGAAGAGACACAGCCTCTCCTCCCGCACCAATCCAGAATTTCTCGGCGCAGGTGTCTACACCTCTGGATCCCCCGGAGATGAGAACCGTCTCAGGTTGCTCATCCCACAGGTCTGCAAGGAAAGACTCGACCGCAGGGCGGTCAACTCCATTTCTCGAACCGATGACCGCGATGGTTTCCATGCAAGGGAGTGTATCAGACGCTCTTTCGTTTGCGGGCGCGTGCAGCGCCCGCGCGGATCTTCGATCCGTACTTCTCCGTCCACCGACGAGCGATGTCGGGATGCTTGGCCCACATGAACTTACGCTGCTTCTCGGACTTGAATGGCATCTTACGGTTTGGTCGCGTTGACAACGGAATCAAGCACGGAGGGCTGACTGTACCAGAAGACTACCGTGGTGCGCCCGGTGGATCCACCGGCTCCAGTGGTGACTAGCTGGGCAACGATGTCTTCTCCATCGAGAATGTAGGCTCCAAAGTTCATCCCGAAGTCTCTCGCCCCTAGCTTCACATCATCTGAGACAATCCAGTTCTGCGGTGCTCCCGTATAGCCCACATCGAGCACAGCCGTCGTGGCAGCCCAGGCCTCCCCCTGATCTGTGTACCACGTAACAGCCCAGACGATGCATGGGTCGGGTAGGGAGAAGGTGGCGTTGTACGTACCGGCACCAGGAGTCTCTGTGAAGAGAATCCTACCAACTTGGATATCGTCAACGCCACCCGCCCCCGCCGCTGCTACCTGGATCTCCAGGTCTGCCGTATCCCCCGGCCTCTCAGTAGCGGTGATGGAACCGCCACCGGAATCGAGAATGCGGAGGCACTCAACTTCTACGATCCGGTCTCTGTTGACCTGGATCTGGAGGGACATTACGGCCTGTAGTACCGGATAACCGGAGTGCCGAAGTTGTCGCCAACCTGACGGTTGAGCGTTGCGGTCGTAAACGTGCTGCCAGCCGGAACGAAGACTCCCTCCGGCGGAAGCGGAACAAGGAACACCGTGTCGAGGACAGCCGGAGGGCTGTACTCTCCGGGCACTCCAGAGTAGTGCCTCGTCAGGGACGCGGCCTGCGTACCCCCTGCGATGGTGCGATAGATCACGTTACCCGAGGGATCCGTGACCGTGAACTGCACGTGACGGTTGGCTGCGTTGGCATCCGTAACCAGTGACACGTTGAACCCAACGAGAACGAGATCGTCGGTCGTGACGACTGACGCCTCTGTATTGGCTGCCGGGTCGGAACCCGCCTTGGAGCCGTAATTGAGTGCTGCGGGCATGTCTCCTCCTGGAGATGTAGAACTACAGATACTCGGCCGTGTACGCCCCCCACCCCGCATAGGGTGAGAGGTCGTAGTCGGCCAGGCCGTAACGGCCGTTCGGCCCAGAGTAAAGCGACACGAGGGGAAGAATCATCTCGTATGGCCAGCCGAGCCTGCTGGCCGTGTAACTCACGCGCTCTGGCGTAAGCGTTTTGGCCTCAGCGAGATATGCCTCTGGCCGACAGGCCACCCCTAGTGCCACTACCGGCCTGGCAGCGCCGTCGAAGGTGGTCTGGTTCTCATGGTTGATAAAGCCCCAGAAATTCGTACTGGTCGCCATCGGAAGGAACTTGAACTCCATCCTTAGCGCCCCGAAGAAGGAGGGCCAATCACCTGAATGTTCGATGTTGATATCGAGGAAATCTGGCGCGCCAGCGGCCTCTACGGACTGAATCGCGCTTTCTACGGTTGTACCCCACTCCCAGATACCTGCCTTCATATTTACGTCGTAGGCGCAGGACTGGATTCTGGGGAAATTCAGGATGTTGTAGTCAGTGGACTGAACGGCCAGGGCAGTGAACCCCAACATCCTAGCCCGAAGGCAGAGGGACTCTGGGGTATACTGGCCATTCTCTAGCCCCCAGGACAGGTATAGGGTTGGCCTTTGGAGGATTTCCAGTCCACGGATACTGCCTTCTGACAAAGAAGACTTGATGTCTTTGATAACAGCCCAGGCCCACAACGGAATCTTGTCCGGGATAGTCGTGGGACGATTGCCAGGAAGTCCGCCACTAAGCCTCCACCTAGCCCACCTACGGAACTCCCACGCCCAGGTAGGGATCATCGGGGGTGCTACCGGCCTATTCAAATTGGCTCCCTGCAGGTGCCACACAGCCCACGACAGGAGCCACGGTGGTGGGCTAGAAGGCCAGGCGGATTCTAGCGACATGAAATGACCTGAGTAGACTCACCCAAAGACCAGACCCCGCACTCCCTGTAGCCAGTCGCGCCAAGCTCCTGGGGGGTGGGTCTGGCTTGTGGTTCACCCACAGCAGCAAGAAGATCCTCGTATGACCTCGGGACGACCTTCTCGATCGTCTTCTTCTCTTCGATAATCGGATCGCTTAGGCTTACATGAGCAATCACTGTCACGCCCGCCACAGCAACAAATGCGATGAGGGCATACGCAACCGTGAATCCTGTCCGCGCACTCACGCGACATCACGCTCCCTCTTGGCCAGGTCTTCCAGTACAACGGAAGTCGGATCGCCACTTACGGTCTCCCACCTGCTCTCCCACTCGTCGCCAGCGCATTGCCTGCTGTAGATTGCGACGTAGGCCTTCACCTTGGCCTGTTCGTCGAAGTAGGCCCCGAACGGCCCTGCGTCGATCCCCCTGCCAATCAGAACCTCCAAAAGCACGAGATCGGGGGAGATGTACGCCTGGATCACTTCATATAAGACCACCTGGCCAGCTTCCAGCTGAGCTTTGGTGACTTTCACAGTCTTGGCCTGCTCTACGGTGAACTGCTCAACGTCTGTCGTGATCGTCTCCACGTCAATGTTCAGGAAGGTATTGGGTGCCAGGCACTCGCTAGCACTCCCACCGCAACCTGCGGCAAGAAAGGCAAGAAAGACGACCGGGATCGCAAGGAACTTCATTCTTCCTCCTTCGGAAAGCTCACTCCACTGCCCCGAAGCGGAGCGGCCGAACGGGTGGTTGTCCACGATCATACGACGCTGCGTTGTTGACGATCCCCCAGAAGTCAGGAAGCCGGGAGGGAGTCGCGGCTGGAGGGGGAACTGTTGCCTGCGGCCTCTGCCCACGGATGTTCTGCATGGCTTGAATCAAGCCGGGGGGAAGCTCTGCGCCGAATCTGCGAAACGCACCCCCGGCGACCGGGCCAGGATCAGCGAACCCGGGCTGCATAGGGGGCGCAGGGGCGGGAATCGGGCGAGGGGTAAGGCCCTGGCGACCATACGGGTCAGACTGAGATACAAGTCCATACCGGGAGCCAGGGATGTTATTCACAGTCCAGTCCTGTTCCTCTCTCGGAGAGGGCCACCTGCCGTAGCGCTGGCGGTACATCGCACGCCAGTTCTGGAGGGGGGTGCGACGGTTGGCGTCCATATAGTT